CTGTGCTCGCTCTCGTTGACGACGCTCTTTCTCGTGTTGGAACTGGGCTTCTTTCTTATCTTTTTTCGACAACCCGTTGAGTTTTTCCACTTCTCTTGCGAGATATGCTTCATGGTTATCTGAATCCCTGTCTTCATCAATCTCGTTATCTCTTTGTTTTGAGTCAAATAGCTTAGTTATAATTCCGAACATCTTATCTCTCCCTTTAATTGAGAAAGTCCCAACTTTGTCGCTGGACATCTTTCTCGTTTTCGCTGTCTGTTTTTCCAATCTCCATCAACTCATGTGCAATTTTTAGGGTACACTTTTGTCGATTATGACCATGCCACCAGGGTTTTCCGGGGGCTTTTTTTATATTTATTGGGTTTTGTCTTTTCTTACCTGCCATAGGATTCTCCCTTCCTACTACTCACGTTTAACTAGACGGGTCGGGGACCACATTTCTGACAAATTATTTTAATTTCCTTTCTTTTTTTCCTCTACTATTACTGACGGCTGACGAGGGTTTGCCGGGACAAAATTCGGTGAGTATTTTCTAAGTCTCTGTAATTTGAAGAAATCCCAGGCATCTCCTTCGTATGGACCCATATCCTCGAAGTAAGTGTCGGCTTCTTCCATATTTTTATCGATCTCGTCTTCGGAAGGTATGGCAAAAGTTATGTTCATAAAAACAAATTTGAATTTTAGCTCAAAAAGTAACTTGAGATTTTCGGGTACTTCATTCCATTCGTCATTCGTCATTTTTTTCTTCTTTCTTTATCGCTTTGATAACTATCGAATATAAGAGTTGATATTGCTCGGCTACTTCAAGCAGCTCCACAACAACCCACCTTGGTATTGTTACGAATATCTCTGCTCCCTCATTGGGAACTTCACTCGACATATTTTTAATTGAGAGTTTCGCCTGTTCTACTGCTCTTGGAAGTTTGCTTAATAGTTTGAACATTTTGATTCCTTTCCTGTAATTTCGATTTCAGAATTCGTCAATCGAAGCTCCAGAAGGTTGTGGGCCAGCTACCAAGCCCCGTAGTTTCCCCGCACTTGGGGCTGGTTTCCTTGATCTTACGACCTGAAAACCCACCTGACGAAGACTTATTCTATTTTGTTGTTTTGGTGTTTTGATAAAACTTTATGAAAAGTTTTCGCGCCCCCCCTTTTGAAGGGCGCGTTTCCTTCTTGTCCGGGTTTTGATAAAACTTTTACAAAAGTTTTCGCGACCTTTTGTAGAGCGTTTCCTTTTTGCCCGAACGTCGTAGACCGTTTTGATGAAACTTTACGAAAAGTTTCTTCCCAGGCGAGGCACGAGCCCGGGAATGCCGGAGCGAAGCTCGAGTGCTTTTGTGAGCGCAGCGAGCAAAATACTCAAGCGAAGCGTAATAGAGCGAGGAACGAGCGGAATGTTTTCAGGGCGAACTCCTCTTAGGAGCTCGTCAGGAAAACGTCGCTCTTAGCGACACCTTCTAAGCGAGCTTGCGAGCGAAAAATTTTTTTTTGAGAGTTATCCACAGGCTAGACAAAAAAATAGGGGCCGCGAAGCCCCCTGTTATTAGAATGAGTTTAGCATCCCGGCAATGGCTCTGTGGGCTGCAACAAATAGCTCCCAATTAAGCCAAGCGTAATGCTCTGCTTCTGGCGATAGTTGCCAAGCTCGCCAAGGCCAAGCATCGCAACATTCCCGGGGCATCCCCTCCCAAGCTTGGTCAATTTCCCAGGGCTCACGTACTGCTATGTAGCTTGTAATCCAGTAATTTTTCACAACAGCTCCTTTTATCAACAAAAAAAATGGGGGGATTGCTCCCCCCCGTTGGGGCTAGAGACTAGCGGTTCGGATTTGAGGAATCAGAGTATAACAAGAACCGGTGTTAGCTTCTGCGTGGCTCGTGAACTTTCCCTTAACTCGCGGGTTATCCACGATTGACTGGGCGATCATCGCGCTCTTAACAGTCGCGACTAGGCTTGGATTGTAGCGCTCAAGTGCCGTCTCACGGTCAGCCTCAAGCTCAAAAAAGTATCCAACCTCACCGGTCTTGGGGTTCGTCTCAAGCTGCTGAAGTAGTCGCCACTTGCGCATAAACAAGCCCTTTTGATAGTCGCTAAGCTGCACATTTTCTTTACGTGCTTGGTCCAACAAGTCGCTTTCCATCTCTTGTTCAGCGTTCCACTTGGCAAGGTTCTCGTTCAAGTAGATCTCAAGGATGTCAACAACGTCGGGGCTTTGAAGGTTCCCGATCAACTTGTTAATCTTGATAACGTTCTCATTCTCACCAAGTACCTCAAGAAATGCCATAGCATTCGTGGGGTCAATGGTCGCAAGCAAGTTGGCGTCTAAGTTTTCTTCTAAGGTTTTGGTTTCTTCTGATGACATAGTCTTATCTCCGTTCAAGTTGTTAGTTAGTGACCAACTCCCGGCCACAACTCCATACTAAAGTACTTTTAAGTAAATCACAAGAGTTATTATTACTTTATTTCATCTAAGTAACTGTAATCGCTGACCTTTTCCTGTTAGCTCTTCCTACCAGCCAAGTTGACGACACCAGTAGCCTACTCATCGCGAGCCAACTAGTCGACACCAGCAACCCACGAGGCGATGATAGCGAAGCGGAAGCTCTTACTGAGAGTCCAGAGAGACTGGTCTCTTTGGCCGCCGGAGGCTTCGTTCACACTCAACTATGGGCTCTAGAAAATCCACAATCATGACATTTCAATACATGATCAAGTTTATAAGAAGGGGGTAAACAGTGACGTGAATCCTTTCGATAGGGTACAAATGCAATACCATAAGACATTAAAGTATTACAATGCTTACATTTCAATGCTTCTACAGTAAGTTTCTTCAGCATATCAACAACTCCAATTAAATTAATAACAATAACAAAACAATCACACCAGCCACACTGTCCACACTAACCACACACTACCCTATCTCTCCCCTCCCCTTCCCTCTTCTCATCTACCTGTCAACGCGTTTACGGGAAGAAAGGTCTACAGCTGGCCCCAAATGTCGACCTTTTGTTTTGTAGAGGAAGCATTTCCTTCCGCTACTTTTACGCTCATGTGACTAGACTACGCCGGATTCACAAGGCCGCGCTAGCGGGTCACAACTTGTTGGGACGGAACCCTTTTGTAGCCGGAACGAGCATAAAGCGAGTAAGTCCTAATGCCCTAATATGTACAACTCATGTACTCAAGTGGAACCAGCAGGTAACTACGATCCCAAGTCCTATCTAACACTTCCAACCACTTACACCAGGTCGCCCCCTAATTTACCACCTGTGGATTGTATCTACCGAAGCCTATCCCTTCACCAGTCTGGGGTCATTCTACCCTCCAAGGCTGCTCCCGATCATCAAGCAACACTAGTTCCACAGTGCACCGCGTCCCCGTACCACCCTAAACCCATCGTATAATTCCATATCCATCTCTTCTTGTGTAACTTGGTGGGGGGGTACCCCGGATTCAAAGTAATTGATAATTGCCAAGCAACCCTCCTTGAATCTTTGGTCGATTTGAAGGGTCTGACAAGACAGCTAGAACGCTAGTCTTACTAGTTACTCTCTATGAATGAAGGGGATAAAGAGACTATGTACTATTTGAGAACTATCTGTCAAGTAATCCTCTAAGTGCCTAGTATTGCTAGGGCGGGAGAGGCACTTTTCCCTTGACAGTATTTGGTAAAAGGTAGAATTCTGTGCGTATATGGCGAAAGACCACACAGTAACGGTCTATCAAAATGCGGATAATCATAAACTATTGCATGACCTGTATATGATTACTCGGAAGCAGATTGAGGGACTACGTCGCAAGGTTGAGGAAGAGGATGATCTTACACAAAAAGATCTAAAGACCCTCGACCTCTGTTATGATGGACTCAAGAAGCTAATTGGCATCGAGAAGGAGCTGAAAACTGACGCTCTTGCCTCGATGACCGATGACGAGCTTAGAGCGCTCGCCCGCAAAACATTAAGAGAGGGACTAGCCTCAAGCAAGAAGCCATGATCAAGATCCGAAACTACAAATCACTAGACGAAGATTTCATTTATCACTCCTGGCTGTCGTCAGTAGACTATAAGATTCCTGGCGTTCAGAAGGTGACACGATTAATTATTGATAGTTGCGTCGAAAGTGGTACTATCCTGATAGCATGTTCGGATGAAGACTCAGATCATATCCTTGGTTGGCTGTCCTATTCTGAAGAGATAGGGTTTCCAGTCCTCCTCTATATTTTTGTGAAGAAGAATTTGAGGAACCATGGAATAGGGGGAAACCTCCTCAGTGAAAAATTTCCCGAGGAGACTGTCCCGACAGCCTTTTGGTCCTTCTGGTGTCAGAAGTATAACTTGAAGAAGCGGTGGGGATTGAAGTTCAATTCTCTCTATTTGCCGGTATTAGTGGATAAGTTGCATGGCGAAACAGAACCTAAGTCCTCAGACAGTAGCAAGGCGGAAGGCTCAGAGAACTAAGCCTAATCTTGCTTTGTCGGGTCGGGAAGTATTGGAAGCTACCGTTGGTCGTTTTGGAATCCCCGAAAAAGCTAAGCTCATCCGAAAAACTTCGGATATCACTCTTAATTTTAAACGACATCTCTTCCCAGAACAACTCGCATTCATCAATGACCCTTCTAAACGAAAAGCAGCTCTATGCACTCGACGAGCAGGGAAGTCTTTTGCGGTATCGAGATATCTTATACAAGAAGCCATCGATAGGCCGGAGACTCTATGCGTCTATATTGCTAGGACTCGCGAAGCTGCGAAACGTATTCTCTGGAATATGCTGAAGCAGGCCGACAAGCAGTATCGGCTTGGCATCAAATTCAACAACGCTATGCTGATAGCAAAGTTTCCAAATGGCTCAGAGATTATCTTTACTGGTGCCAATGATTCCTCGGATGTGGATAAGCTCCGCGGTGCGGCATTCTCCCTGGCAGTCCTTGATGAAGCTGCATTCTTCAATATCGACCTGAAGGAATTAGTCCGAGACGTACTGAGTCCAGCCCTGTTGGATTCGGACGGAACCCTTGCTATGATCAGTACACCGAATAGCCAGTGTGCTGGACTTTTTTACGATATTACTGAACTTGGCAAATATGGCTATTCGGTCCACAAGTGGTCCATCAAAGATAATCCCTACATGACGCAGGCAGTCAAATCAGTCCAGCGTGATGTCCGAAGTGGGATTCTAGATCCTACAGACCCTTCCTATAAGCGTGAGTATGAAGGACTGTGGGTCAAGGATGACCGGTCGATTGTCTACAAGTATTCCGAGATGAATATCTATGACGAGCTACCAGAGAACTGCTTCTGGGAATATCTCATGGGAATTGATTTAGGATATAATGACCCGACTGCATTTATCATTGCAGCATACTCCGATGACCATGAAGAGCTATTCATCTTAGAGCAGTTCAAGAAAAAGAATATGCTTACCTCTGATGTTGAAGACCTGATTAGGGAATATCAGTCACGGTTCAACTTCAGCAAGATTGTCGTGGATACTGGCGGTGGTGCCAGCCGCATGGTCCTTGAGACTTTTAAAGATCGAACAGGGCTACCAATTGAGCCAGCGAAGAAGAGCGGAAACAAGGTTGGCCTCATTAAGATGATGAACGCTGACCTGGCCAGAGGCTTGATCAAGATTAAGCAAGACTCAGAGCTGCTCGATGAGTGGGATAAGTTACAGTTCAATCTCGCGGGGACTGCCGAAGATAAGCGGTTTGATAACCACCTGAGCGATGCGGCACTTTATACTTGGATGGAATCTCGACATTTTCTTTACGAGGCAAAGGTGAAGCCTCCAGAATTTGGAACTGCTGAATACTATAAGCGACTAGAAGACAAAATAGAAGAACGGCTACTAGAAGAGCAAGACCAAGATAGCGGTCACGATGAGGATTTATGGGGCGGTGGATACTCAAGTGAAGATGCTTTCTTTAATTAAAATAAACAGTTAGACATTAACAAGGATATATAACATGGCGCAAGACCCTAGAAAATTACGCAAGCTTTTAGAGATTTTAACACAGCACGGAGTTACCAAGTACGAGACAGAAGGCATTAAGATCGAGTTAGTTAACCCGGTAGCTCTTGCACATAAGATGTATGATGGTGCGGTTAAGGTTGCAAATACTGAATTTTCAATAGATAATTACGACAAAGAGCCTGGAGTGGCTACCGAACAGAACGAAAATGTCATTACGTCGCCAGGGGAATACTCTGAAGATGAAATGCTATTCTGGAGTGCTGGCTGATTATGTACGCAATTTACGATGATGTCTTTTGGTGGCAGAGTAAGAAGAATCCCCACCTGGCGATAGATAAGTATATTACTGTCCTGAGAGATAATCAGAGTGATTTCTACACTGACTTGAGCACTTATGTGGGTCTGTATGGGGGTCGCCCTCTTAATAATTCTGAGGATGTATTCAGATATCGGAACAATAGGCCAAGGCTGACGTTCAACATTATCCACTCCCTCTGTCAGGCGGCTACCGCGAAGATTGCAAAGCATCGTCCTGGCATCTCCTTCCTGACCGCTGGTGGCGATTGGTCCCAGAGGACAAAAGCGAAGAACCTGAACAAGTTTATGCAGGGTCAGATCTACGCAACAAAAGCATACTCTATTTGTCAGAAGGCATTTCTTGATGCCTGCATCGTTGGAACTGGCGTTATCAAGGTCTTGGAAGAGCATGGGAAGACTAAGCTGGAGAGAGTTTCCCTGGTAGAGCTGACCATTGACCCTGGCGAATCAGCGACCTCAGACCCAAGACAAATGTTTCAAACCAAGATGGTTTCTCGGCATGTCCTGGCAGCGAAGTTTCCAAAGTTCAAGAAGAAGATTCTTGAGGCTGTGGAGGAGCTGGAGGACGGAACCGCCGAAGAGTCTAGGTATTCAGACCTGATCAAGTGTCATGAGTCTTGGCATATTCCGTCCGGACCTGATTCTGGCGATGGTCGCCACATCATATCAATCGAAACAGCAACGCTCCTCGATGAGGAGTACGACCAGGATTATTTTCCTTTCGCATTCATTAGATGGACAGAATCCCCTATCTCGTTCTGGGGAAATGGGCTTGCAAAAGAAGTCAAAGGAATCCAGATCGAGGTAAACAAACTGTTGGCTCAGATCCAACAACAAATGCACTTGGCTACTCCAAAGGTATTCATCGAGGATACAAGCAAGATTGTTAATGCCCATTTGAATAATAAGGTATTTGGCGCAATTCGTTACCGAGGAACACCTCCTCAATTCTTTGTTCCACGCTCCGTATCTGGAGAAATGTTTTCTCACCTGGATAGGCTTGTTAAGCAAGCTTACGAAATGACAGGCATTTCTCAGCTATCAGCTCAGAGCAAAAAACCTGTTGGCCTAGAATCAGGACGCGCTCTAAGAGAGTTTTCTGACATAGAGTCTGAAAGATTTATGGTTGTAGGCCAAGCTTATGAGAATGTGTTTATCGAGATCTCCAAGCAATTGATTGCATTGGTCAAGATGATTGCTGAAGACGATGGATATACTTCTATTAGTTTCACAGACCATTCAGGCGTTGAGAAGATAAAGTGGAACGAAGTGAATATGGAAGAAGACGAATACATTATGCGTGTTCAGGCCATTGGTTCTCTGCCTCAGACGCCTGCGGCAAAGCTCGCGAGCGTCACAGAGATGCACATGAATGGATTATTTAGCACTGAAGAAGCACACCAGTTATTAGAGTTTCCTGATCTTGATAGAGCCAATAAACTCAAGAACGCTCCTATGGAGCTACTTGATAAGATGATCGATTTAATTATCGACAAGAATAAGTTTGAACCTCCAGAGCCTTATCTCAACTTAGAGAAGGGTGTGGAGCGATTTAATCTAGCATATAATTTAGCAAAGCTTGAGGGAGTTCCAGAAGAGAGACTTGAAAAGCTAAGGCGATGGATCGCCAAGGCTGTCATGATGATGGAACCAGCACCACAACCAGCACCAGAAATGGGTATGCCTGGTATGCCAATGATGCCTGAAGGAATGCCTCCTGAAGGAATGATGCCCGGTATGCCACCTGGAGCACCCCCTGGATTACCACCCGGCCCGATGGGACCACCCGGAGCTATGCCTCCTGGAGCTATGCCTCCTGGTCCTCCAATGCCTGCTGGTCCTCCTGGCGGAATGCCCCCAATGCCTCCTGGTCTACCACCCATGGGATAAACAATGTCTGACGCAGCACAAGAAACAGTAACAGAGGCACCAGCACAAGAAGCGCCTCAAGATGAATATGTACCTGGACTAGACCCTGATCCAGAATTGCCGGACTTCGATCTCTTTGGAGAAGATATTGCCGAGTCTGCCCCTGTTGAGGCAAAAAAAGAACCGGCGACAGAAGCGCCGCAGCATGATGATTCTTGGTCAAGTAAGGTAAAGAAGGACCGAGATCAGAGAAAAAGAGAGATTGAGTTAAAAAGACGAGAGCAATCCATCGCCCAGAAGGAAGGGAGCGTAGCCAGTCTTGAGAATCTTAGGGAGAATTTTCTTAAAAATCCCGAACAGTTTCTTGAGGCTCAAGGGATTGACCCTTTAGATTTTTACTCCGACTGGACAGATAGACTCGCAAAAGGCTCCAATGAGATGGGGGCTGACCTACGACTCTCCGAAACGGAGAGGGAGTTGAAAGCTCTAAAAGAAGAGCTGAGCAAAAGAGATGGGCGAAGACTAAGAGAAGAGGCAGGCAAGCGACAAGAACAAGAGATTCGGAAATACTACTCTCAGATTAGCTCGTTTATGAAGTCTGAAGAGGCCGAACAATATCCATTGGCGAGAGAGCAATGCACTCCCGAAGATGTCGCGCAAGGAATCGCAGCCTACTACGAAAAAACCGGAGTAGAGCTAAGTTTAGATGAAGCATTTAAAAAAGTAGAAACTGGATTACTAAAGAGAGAACAAGATATCTATGGTGATCCCGCTGTTATCGCAAAATTTAAACAGTACCACGGATTAGAAGCATCGAATAAAAAGGGCAGACGGTCGCAAGTTACATTGTCCAATAATTTACAAACCCAACCAACCAAGACTCCGGCGGATGATATGTCCGATGATGAGATCTATGAGTTCTGGAAGGGTAAACTGTTCACTTAATTAGAAAGGTAAAACGCTATGGCGTCTTTTAATTTAACGAACTTCGATGCGGCCATGAAACACATGTATCCGTTTAAGAAGGTCGAAAATATGGTCTACAAGAATAACCCCTTGTTGGCCATGATTCCCAAAAACACAAAATTTCCAGGTAAAAACTGCACCTACGCAGTAGAGTATGGTTTGACTACTGGACGTAGTGCTAATTTTCAAACTGCACAGAATAACCGAAGTGGAACGAAGTTGGAAGATTTCGTTGTAACTCGCGTTAAAGACTATGCAGTTGTTTCGGTAGACAACGAAACCTTGCTAGCGGCAGATGGGAACGAAGGTTCCTTGCTTGATGTTGCAAAGTCAAAGACTGACTCTGCTCTTCATGCTCTGTCTCGTGCAATGGGTCGGGATATTTACCGAAGCGGTACTGGCGCAATTGGCCAATGTCATGCAAGCACCAGTCCTGGTGCCGATACTAGTCTTGATCTTATTTCTGGTCATGCAGTTAACTTTGAAGTTGGAATGCGGATTAAGGGTAGTGCTACTGATGGTAGTGCTCTTTATGACGGTGTTCTTGAGGTTACTGCGGTTGATCGGGATAACGATATTTTAACTGTTTCAGTTAATTCAACTACCGGTATTCCTGATTTAAGCACTAGTGATTTTCTTTATGCCGAGGGTGATGGCTCTGGCTCCACAACTTCATTAACAAAGATGGCTGGTCTTGATGCTTGGATTCCTTCATCGGCTCCAGGATCTACTTCATTTTTCAATGTAGACCGAAGCCAAGACACAACTCGTCTTGGTGGTCAACGTCAGTCATTCACTGGAACTACTACTAACAATATCCATGAGACTCTTATTCAGGCGTCAGTTTTAACTCACCGTGAAGGTGGTCGTCCTGATGCTGTTTTTATGAATCCTACCAATTGGGCAACTCTTGCACTTCAATTAGAAGGTCAAGCTTTGACTACTGGTGCAAACCACCGTCGCCGGTATGATCCAAAAGACAAGGTTGGTGCTTTTGGTTTCTCTAGTCTCCAAATGGCTACCCCTGGTGGAATTGTGGATATTTATGCAGATCACAACTGTCCTATTAACGTAGGTTACTTGCTGCAATTGGATACTTGGGAACTAAAGTCTCTCGGAACTGCTCCGCGACTTCTTGACTTTGACGGGCTTAAGGGTGTTCGTCAGGCCAATGAGGATGGCGTAGAATACCGATGGGGTTACTACGGAAATCTTATCTGCAAGGCACCCGGTTATAACTGCCGCGTAGCTTTTGCGTCATAAGGAGACTAAAATGGCTTTTGTTAATTCCAATGAAGGAAAAGACGTTGTTATTGTTGCCGGTCGTATTGACGGTACTGGAACACCATCAATCACTTCTGGTGAAGGTTTTTCGTTTGTTGACGGAGGAACTGGTACTTATACAGTTACCTTTGATCGAGCATTCGATTCACTTGTTGCCGTTACTTGCTCTGCGCTTACCTCAAACCTAACAATGCACGTGGGGACAATCACCCATACGGATGGGACCATTGGTCCTTCTATTATTTTTCAAGGTAATGCTATTGATGAAGGTGCTGATACTGATGTTGACTTCAGCTTCATTACTGTTTGGCAAGTAGACACCTAAAAAACCTAGCAGGGGGGGCCTAGTGCCCCTCTGTTTTTTCTTGGAGAAGCTTATGCCTAAGAAGGGTAAAGACGTTCTGGCTATCATGCTTGGTGGTAAAGGCCCCAAGGGTAAAGCTGGACCAGAAGAAGAATACGACGACGAAGAACACATGGAAGAAGACGGAGGCTATGGTGAAGCTTTCGAGGAATCTGCCAGAGCCGTAATGGGTGCAATAGACGCAGGGGATACTGAAGCTTTTACCTCTGCATTAAAGGATGCAATTGTTACTTGCCTGGAAGATCACGGAGTTGAGTAATGGCGGATGATTATCTAAAGCTTATGGTGAGAGCTTTGTATTCAAAGAATTCAGACTACTCTAGTCCAAAGGTAGATTATAATCCAACCGCCACTGCGTTGAGACCCGATGAGTATTATCATGTTGAGATTAATTGCGACACAAATGGGGAGACTATCACTACAGATCTCTTCCGTGATGGAGCAACTTTATTGATCGTGAAAAATAACAGCACGACTATAAATGTATTGGCTACATTTGCTACCACCGGAGGAACATTGACCGATATGTCGATTCCGGCAGGGTCTATCATGGTCATGCCTGACTTCAACCAGTCTGGAAATGTTAGCCTTAAGTCAGCAAGTGGAACTGCCACTGAGTGCGAAGTTCTCATTATAGGAACATAAGCTGAGGAGTAATCATGGCTACATCTTTAGCAACACTGAGGACTCGGGCTAGAACTCGGGCTGATGCTGTTGGCAATAATTTCTTTTCCGATGCCGAGGTTGATAGGTATATCAATGTTGGACTTGGCGAGCTGCATGACATTCTTGTTAGCAAGTTCGAGGACTACTATGTCAGCTACGTTGATTTTAATCTTATTAGCGGAACAAAGAATTATACCTTTGGCTCTCTAGGGATTGATAATTTTTATAAGTGCCTGGGGGTCGATGTCACTGACTCAGGGGAAACTGTCCGTATGCGAAGTTTCTCATTCCCAGAACGAGACAGATTTAGCTCTACAGCGATAACTGGTCGAGGCGGTTATGCGGATTACCAGTATCAAGTTAGGGGTGATGGGATTGAAATCGTTCCCGAGCCTAATACAACTTCATCAATCCGACTTTGGTACATCCCTGGATTTGAAGATCTTGTAGAGGATGATGATGAAATAAGAGCTTTCATTATGTCAAATTGGGAAGAGTACGCTGTTGTCACCGCAGTCTACAAGATGAAAGAAAAAGAAGAGCTTAGCACGACTACTATCGAAAGAGAGCTTAAAGCACTTACAGGAAGAATTGAATCAGCAGCAGCCAATAGAGATGCCGGGGAACCTGGAGGCATTTCTGATGAGCTAGAAGGAACTAGACCTGGTTGGTTAAGAGCCTACTCGTGAAAAGGTTTAGTCCTTCTGTTTCTGATAATCCGGCACTAAACAGGGTTCAGTCGAACCTTGAAGAGTCGCTTGGGTTTTTGCGCGATAAAGAAATTATAAGCGGAAGACTAGTCACCGTGAATGTTGCAGCATCAACAACGGTTGTTGTCGGTCATGGTTTAGGCCAAAAATTTAAAGGATACTTTCCTGTTAAGATCCGAAAACAGGACGGGACTCCGCGCAGCTTTGACTACATGGTTGAGCAACAGAGTACTGACGAGTCTCTCTACTTCAGCCTTAGCGTATTAGGATCTGACGAATTAACTGTTTCATTTTGGATTTTCTAAATGCCATTACGAAAACAAAAAGCGAGCATCAAGTTTTCCAAGGGTGTCCAAGGGAAGGTAGACCATAAGGTTCTTCCCAAGGAAAATCTTACCCTACTTGAGAATGGAAGATTTAGTAAGCTTGGGGCTATTAACAAGAGAAGTGGTTATGCCCTAGTCGATGAGGCATCTAGTGATCTCGTCGGGTACAAAGACTCTCTTGTTTCAAGAAATGTAATCATTGGGGACAAGGCTGCTTCCGGCACTGTAACCCCGGCAAGTGTTTTTAACTATAGCTCCCAAAAGTTTGTTGGAGATCATGGGTTCTCAGAAGGCATCGATTATACATTTATGCCAGTCTCAAAAGGCTCCATGTATAGGCAAGAGGATTCAAACACAGCACTCAGCTCTGATGGCAAGTATGCTTGCATAACATTTGTAGATGTCCTGTGGGACCAGACGAATAGCAAGGCTGTATATAATAAGAGATTTTCCATCGTAGACAGAGAGACTAATGCCCTCATTGCTTCTGATGTCAAATTAGGAGCAGCCACATACTCAGGGAATAATGGCCGAAGAATGCGTCCCATCTGGGTGCCAGCACAGAGCAAGTTCTATATCTTCGGTGATGATGAAATGGAATTGAAGGTCTGGGTTGTAGATCCTACAGTTAGCCCAATTGTAGTTAAGGATACCGCAGGAACTACCACGAAGGCAGGAACGGTCATCATCGCCTTCAATAATTATCCAATAGCGACTAGCGGCACTTACGTTATAACTGGAGCATCTTTTGACGTATGCTCAAGCGCAACAACTTCAAAAGTAAATATCTATACGAGTTACATTACCGGAAGCACACTCATGACTCGTTACTACCAGTTTACTGCCCCAAGTACGGTTAGTTCAGTTATTTGGGCAGACAACAATACGCTGAAGGACGGAACTCATTTAGCAATTCACAGAGCTACCGTTTCTGGAACCCATGCAAATAAGCTCGCCTTCTTCCATCACGATGGCGACTCTGATGAGCTAAAATTTAAGACCGGCACAGAGGCAGGCGGGTCATACACAGAG